CTCGTGACCGACACTTCCCAGAGTTGAACGGTGGCAAGGGTAGCAAGCCCCGCACATCGACCCCTGAGACACGCGAGAAGTTCGCTGCTGGCTATGATGCTATCGACTGGAGCAAGAAGTAGTGCCGACAATAGAATACTGCATGGGGCCGCAGGGACAGGTACTGCAAGACTACTCTGACTGTCGCGCCCAAAACAGCTTTATCATGGGGCCGCTGGGTTCCGGCAAGACGGTGCAGACTATTCTCAAACTGTTCGACCTGATGTGCGAGCAAGAGCCAGTGATGACCCCTGGACACAAGAACTATGGTGTACGCCTGAGCCGCATTATTGCTGCCCGAAATACGTACTCTGAGCTGTTCTCCACCACCATCAAGGACTGGCTGGAGATCCATGAAGACCTTGGCCCGTTCCGACAGGGTAACAAGGAGCCACCTACCCACTTCATGCAGTTCCGACTGGAAGATGGTACGACAGTTAAGTGTGAGGTCGTTTTTATCGCGTTTGACCGCCCTGAACACGTTAAGAAGGCTAGGGGTATTCAGTGTACCTGGGTGTGGCTAAACGAGACTAAGGAGCATTCTAAGAGCGTTCTGGATATGCTTGACCTGCGTCATGGTCGTTATCCTTCCCCCAAGGAGGGTATCAAGCCTACGCATCATGGAATGCTAGGGGACAGTAACGCCCCTGATGAGGATCACTGGTACTACAAGCTGGCTGAAATAGAGCGCCCTGAAGGGTGGGTATTCCATCGCCAACCAGGCGGTGTCTATCGTGATGGCGAAGAATGGAAGATAAACGAGAAGGCCGAGAACTTGAAGAACCTGCCCGACAACTACTACAAGAGAGGCCTATCAGGTAAAACAGATGATTGGATTAAAGTTAATCTTGCTAATGAGTATGGCTTTGTCTCAAATGGCAAGCCTGTTCACCCGATGTATACTGATAGTGTGCATTCGAGCCACATGGAGTTCAAACCGAGTACAGACTCCCCCATCGTCCTTGGATTTGACTTTGGTCGTACACCAGCTTGTGCCTTTATTCAGCGCACTTCCATAGGCCGTTGGATATGCTTTGATGAGATGGTGTTGACCGACTCCGGTGCTGTAGACTTCGCGCCTACCCTCAAGCGGTACATCGAGGAGAACTACCCTGACCACACATTCAAGGGCTGGGGCGACCCCTCTGGCAGCAACAAGAACCAGTCGAACAGTGACACACCGTTCCAGATACTGCGGGCCGCTGGCATACCCTGTCAACCAACGCAAAGTAACGATCCGCTAAAACGTCGAGCTGCGCTCGAAGTCCCCATGAAGGAGATGTGCATGGATGGTAAGCCTCGCTTCCTTGTCCTGCCCAAAGCCTCCATGATTCGTAAGGGGCTTCAGGGTGGATTCTGCTACCGCAGGGTACAGAAGAGTGGCGAACACTACACTGACGAGCCAGATAAGAACGAATACTCCCACCCAGTCGAGGCTCTTGAGTATGCGCTCCAAGGCGAGGGTGAGGGCCGTCAGGCATTGCGTAGAGAGGGCGGATTCCTAAAACCACATACCGCAAAGGCTAACTTCAATGTCTTCGGATAATGATATATATGTCATATTTACACAAGATAGCGGGCATTGGTGGTCGCGCTTTCTTCATCCTGATATTAAGCACTGCTATGTTGTACGACCAACAGGGGGCCAATGTATCGTCCACGCGAAAACTTCAGGCAAAACTGACCTGTTTAACATCAAAGACGAAAATGGTATAATCGAGTCCAGCTATATTATCCTGGGTTATAAGCAACAAGAGGCCAGTCAATCGCTCTTTATGCTCAATACCTGTGTCGGACATACGAAGCATTTGCTGGGCATCAAAAAGCCTTTCATTTGGACTCCGTATCAACTACTAAAATATATGAGGAAGAAGAACGGATGAGAACTCCAAGAATGCCTGGCCCTTCGGCTGAAGAGCAAGCAATGACAATGCGACAAAGAAAGGCACTCGATAAAGAGATTGCCGAAAACGAAGCACGATTAAAGGCTGTGACTTCAGGAAGAGCTGGCAAAGGATCGCTGCTTGGTATGGCAGGTATGGACGAAGAGCTGGGCGGTGGTGCTAGAGGCACTGGGGCTATTCGTAGCACACTGTTTGGCGCAGGGGACAAAGGTGTTCCTGGTGGCCGCACCATCACTCCAGGGTTTGTTAAGTCAACAAAAACTGGCCAAACACTTAAAATTCCTGATAGTGCTGTTGGAGGGCGACAAACTGCTCAAGCAGAAAGATTTGCTTATAGACATGGCGGTGGAACTGGAACTCCATCAAAAATGGTTGGTGGGCGCAGAGTCGCAACCAAGAAAAAAGGCTCAACTAAAGACACTAGAAGAGGCTAATAATGGAGCTGCCTAAAGAGCTTGGGTCGCTAAAAGACCTAAAACGTCGAGAGGCAAAAGCCTTTGACCATATGAGTATGTGGCATGACATCCTAGATGATGCCTATGAATACTTCCTGCCTAACCGCAACCTGTTTGATAACTACGCCCCAGGCCAGAAGAAGATGGATCGCATCTTTGACTCGACTGCATTGGAAGCTATCCAGCAGGGTGCTAGTAAGCTGCAAGAAAGCATTGCGCCTATCTGGTCGCGCTGGGCTACCTTTGAGCCATCAGATCGCGTACTCAAGATGCTGGCTACTGGTCAGTTTGATGTAACTGAAGAGCAGATCAGGGCCAACCTGCAAGACCAAGCCGAGATCGTGTTCGACTACATCAACCGATCTAACTTTGCCACACAGTTTTTTGAGCACGCCCTAGACCTTCTCATTGGTACAGGCACACTGCGTATCGACGAGGAAGACAATGACGATATGCCTATCGTGTTCCATGCTATCCCACAGAAGGGTATTGCGTTTGAAGAAGGCCCGAATGGTAACGTAGAGACACACTGGCGACGATTCAAAGTTAAAGCTCGCAACCTGACACGCTACTGGGATGGGTTCAAGCCGTCTGAGGCTGTAGCCAAAAAAATCAAAGACTCGCCAGATGCTGACATTGATGTGCATGAGGGTGTTGTTTATATCCCTAAAACCAAGACTTACTATGGCTGCGTGTGGGTTAAGGGTGAAGACCATATTAGCTGGACGGAAGACTTTGGTGCATCTAGCCCTTGGGTTACTGGTCGTTACTCTAAAGTGGCTGGTGAGATTCGTGGTCGCGGCCCTGCACTGCAAGCCCTGCCAGATGTGCGCTCACTCAACAAGGCCAAAGAGTTTGTACTCCAGAAGGCGGCTATTGACCTGGCTGGTATGTATACCGCTACCGACGATGGCGTGACCAACCCCTACAATCTGAATATAAGCCCAGGCATTGTTATTCCAGTTGGTTCTAACAACTCTGCCAACCCATCTATTCAGCGTTTGGACACTGGTTCTAACCTACAGTTGGCCCAGTTCCAGATTAACGATATGCAGATGGCTATCCGTAAGGCTCTTTTCAATGATCTGCGTGATCCGACTGGCCCTGTACGTTCAGCTACCGAGGTTGCTATCGACAGCCGCGAATTGGCAAAGCGCATTGGTTCTGCGTTCGGACGGTTGCAGACAGAGGTACTTATCCCTATCATCAAGCGTGTTGCATCCATTCTGACCCGCAGAGGGGTTATTACCCCAATCGAGCTGGAAGGCCGCAACATCGACATTAAGTTCTTGTCGCCTTTGGCTAAGGCCCAGGATGGCGAGGACATACTGAGTGTTCAGCAAGCAGTCGCTTTCGTGGCTCAAACTGCTGGCCCAGATATGCTTGGCATGGGATTCAAGTTAGAAAACTTTGCCTCTTGGGTTGGCGAGAAAAGTGGTATGCCTGCTGAGTTAATTCGCACCGAGGCAGAAAAGGAACAGATCATGCAAGGAGCAGCACAAGCACAAGTCGCAGGGATGGAAGGTAAAGAAACGCCTCGACCACAAGAGGGTCAAACTACTCTATGAGTTGGGATACAATCAATCAGGCGACCACTGATGCAGAAGATGCAAAGGTAGTCAATGCAGAGAAAAGAAAGACTGCTGCTGAGTTGGCACAAGCATATAACGAATGCTTTTCTGGTGACATCGGAAAGCGTGTGCTTGAGGATATGACGCAGCGGTTTATCTTCAACAACTACACCCCTTTAGGCTCCGCTAATCCAAACTACGAAGCCGCTTACCACAACGGTGAGTCAGGGGTTGTAAAATTCATTATCAATCAGATACAGCAAGCAAAAATACTCTAGGAATAATACTATGACCGAAGAAGCGCAGATCGCAGAAGAAGGCGGTACTCTGTTGGATGAGGCCACCCCCACTCTCTCAGAGGGTGAATATTTTTTATCAGATGGTATCAAGGGTACAGGTGAAACGCCCGAATGGTACAAAAGCGACAAGTATAGTTCTGTCGCTGAACAAGCCAGAGCGTACACCGAGTTAGAGAAGAAGTTCGGTGGTTTTACTGGCGCGCCCAAAGATGGATACGTAGGGCCAGAAGGCGTAGATGCCGAGGACGGATTGCTGGCAGAGCTAAAAGAGTTTGCCTCTAACAACAACATGAACCAGGAAGCATTTAACCAAGCCTGGGAACTGTTGACCGCAAACGAACAAGCCTACGAGCAGGTATCTCAAGAACAAGAGATTGCAGCACTAGGTGAAAATGCACAGCAACGAATCAAGAATGTTGAGGGCTTCCTGAAGAACAATCTGGATGCAGAAACATACGAAGCTGCGCGTGACTTGGTAACAGACGCAAAATCTGTTCAGTTGATCGAGATGATTGTCAGTGCAACTGCTCCCAAGAAGTTACCTATCGATGGTGGAGAGCATCCTACTGGCATGACATGGTCAGACATTGAAGCCGAGATGTTCAAAAGAACCGATGATGGACAACTGCTCCGCAGCATTGATATGGCTCACGAGCGCAAAATCCAAAAGATGATGAAGGAATTTGGTGGCGATAAGCCGCATCATCACGTATTCGGTTGATCTTATGGGGTGTTTCGGTGTATAATCGGCACACTGGACACCCCTTTCTCCAAGGCCCAGTAAGTTAGGTTGGATGCTGACCAAATTTACTGGGTACTCAGCTAAAACCTTAAAAAATATTTTTGTTAATTTACTCTATTTTTTGAGGAATCTATTATGAGTAAGACATTATCATCGGTAGCTGTTACCGAATTTGACAGCATGGTGAAGCACGCCTACCAAGGCTCTAGCTTGCTCCGTCCTGCTGTTACTGTACGAAACAATGTTGTAGGTGATACCTACAAGTTCCGCAACATGGGCAAAGGTCTGGCTAACCAGAAGTCTACTTCTGATCTGGTTACTCCAATGGACGTATCCCACAGCTTCGCAACTGCAACTCTGTCTAACTGGAATGCTCCAGAGTACACAGATATGTTCGATGCTGCTGAAGTAAACTTTGACGAGAAGCAAGAGCTTGCAAGCACTATCGCACAGTCTCTGGGTCGTCGTTGTGACCAGCTCGTTATCGACGCTATGGACGCTGAAACCACTTACGCTGCTACTGTAGTTGAAGGTGGCACTAACCTGACTACTGCTAAGGTTATCGACGCTCAGGTTGCTCTGCGTCGCCAGGGTGTACCTAACTCTGAGCTGTTCGCTGTTGTAAACGCTGGTGGTCTGGACGGTTTGCTGAACCAGGAGGAAGTAACTTCTTCTGACTACGCTAACGTCAAGGCTCTGGTAAATGGCGATGTTGATACTTTCGGTGGCTTCAAGTTCATCGTAGTTGAAGATCGTGATGAAGGTGGCCTGACTGTTGCTGCTAACATCGTTGACTCTTACTTCTTCCATCGTTCTGCTGTTGGCCTGGCTATCGGCATCGATATGAAGACTAGCGTTGACTGGATCGCTGACCGCACTTCTTGGCTCTGTAATGGCGCTCTGAAGGCTGGTGCAGTTTCTCGCGATGGCCTCGGCATCGTTAAAGTTCAATACGACGAAACCGCGTAAGGAGATATTATCATGGCTTTTTCACGAGATGGCTTATGCCGAATTGGTGGTTCTGGTGACTCTCGCGCAACTTGGGTGTATGCTTCTGTTGATGCACCTGCGACTGTTACTGGTTCTGGCTACTTCAACAACGCTTCCTCAGAGCTTTCTGTAGGTGACGTTGTACTGGTAGTAGACACAGATGCTCCCGCTGTAACTGTATCTTTCGTTAAGACCAATGCCGCTGGTGTTGTTGATCTTGCGTCTGGCACAGCCGTAGGCGACGCATAAGTAGTACCTGAATGGGGGCTTCGGCCCCCTTTCTTTCCAAACTAAAGGTTTATTATGGCAAGCAGTAAGCTATCGTTAATTAATAATGCACTTATTCTGATTGGCGACAGGCCATTGACCTCCCTGACTGATGGCACTCGCGCTCAGATTGTAGCTACCAACCTATACGACAATGTTGTTGAGAACGAACTCAGCAAGCACCGTTGGGGTTTTGCTCGTAAAAAGATTGAGATTAGCAAGGACGTAGCAGCCCCTGTAGGCGATGAATGGCAGACCACATACACACTGCCAGCCGACATGATCACCCTGATCAAGTTGGAACCATTAATTAAATACCAGATTCTAGGCGACAAGGTTTACTGCAACTACAGCGGAACCCTGTATGCCGAATACATTCACAAGCCCTCAGAGGGCGATTGGCCCCCATACTTCTGCAAGATGGTAGAGTATGCTTTGGGCATGGACTTTGCGCCATCTATCCGAGACAGCGCGACCTCGATGGACTTGCTTGCGAGACAGTACCAGAATGCTAGTCGCATGGCTCGATACACAGACTCCCAGCAGCATCCACAATCTTCTATTGCATACAGACCGTTTATTGATGTGAGGTTCTAATGGCAAAGTCACAAAACCTGCAAACCAGCTTTGCCAGCGGGGAACTGTCACCATTACTGCTAGGACGTACCGACCTTGAACAATACTACAGAGGCGCTCAGACTGCCGAGAATGTGGTTATTGTCCCTCAGGGTGGCGTAAAGCGTAGACCTGGCACAGAGTTTATTGCAAGCACTGTACGCGACTTGACTCGCCAAACTGCGATCAACCCCACTATGCCTAATGGCGGCACTCCAGCTAACGTCAATGACGGAAATGATGAGACTTTTGGGCAGACTCAATCTGCCGCAACAGTTGGGACTGATGGCTTTGTGGTTGCTCGTTACAATCTAACAGCAACACCTGGGACATTTGACTTTATTGATGTTAGAAACATCAGCCTAGTTTATACCACTACGCCTGTTCCAACTAAAAAATATGCAGCTAATATCTTTGTAGAGTGGTCTGAGAATGATGTTGACTGGACTACTCTTACATCATTTGAGATAAACAACCTTAACCCAGTAAGTGTAAGATATAAGATTGATAGCCTTACCAAGCAATACTGGAGAATCAGAACTGACCTGGATGGCACTGCTACTACTGATGAAGAGAACTTTGCTGTAAAGGTTGGCGAGTTTGGGTTTAAGTCTGAAGACTCACTGAATATCAATGAGGCCAAAATGTTTGACTGGGACTATGGCCCAGATCAATCTTACTTGGCAGTATTGAGTGAGGGCAATCTTCGGTTCTATCGTGCGCCTCATACTGGCAGTACAACCACAGACTATGTTGCTGATGTCGTTGTGCCTTACCTTGCTGATGAAGTTATGGAAGTAAGGGCTGCTCAGACTGAGGGCGTTATGTTAATGTTCCATGAGGATCATCCACCTATTAGGATTATCTTTGACGGGACTGATGCTATTAATGCTTTTGTTGTAGATAACATTCCTTTTGTGAATGTACCTCAGTATGACTTTGATGATTCAAGCAGCCCTATACCTACCGATGAAATACAGGAAGTTACCTTTAGCGGCTTTAGTGAGGGGGAACAGTTCCAGATTGATGTAGAGGGCATACTTAGTAAGACCATTACTTATGCTGGGGATGGCACTGCTGATGAGCGATCTGCAACCGCGTTTAACATTCAGCGCAACTTGCAAGAGATGTCAGTGTTTGGGTTTACTGGCGTAACAGTAGAGCGTACTGGCAACCATGAATACACAATAACTATTAGCAATGGCTCAACCAAGGCGTTTGAGTTGTTTTCTGGGTTTCCTGTTGGCATTCATGCCAGCGCATCAGACACACTTGCCTTCGTAAAAATACAGACAGGCGTATCTCGCAGAGAAGATATATGGTCTGACACTAGGGGTTATCCGTCTATCGGTGTATTCCATGATGGTCGTTTATGGCTGGGCGGCACTAAGTCTAAGCCCCAAAGTTTGTTTGCATCGCGTCCTGGAGACTTTTTCAACTTTGAAGTTAATGACGGTGCTGATGATGACGCAATCTTTATTACCATTGATAGTCGAGGGTTGACCAACATTGTTGATATTAACCCTGATCGCGGCTTGCAGGTATTTTGCTCTGGCGCAGAGTTTGTAGTAAAGGGCAACACCCCTGCTACTGTTATCCTTGAGCAGCAGACTAGGCATGGTACATTTGGGCTAGAGACTCAATCTATTGATGGTGCGACATTGTTTGTTGACCAGAATGGTAAGACCTTGCGACAGTTCCTGTATAACTTTAATGAGGATGCCTATACGTCGAATGATATATCGGTGTTGTCTTCGCAACTGATTGATCAGCCTGAAGATATGGCAATACTTCCAGGCACTACTACTGATGATGCCAACTGGCTGTTTGTTGTAAACCAGGATGGCGGTGGTGCTGTGCTAAATACCATGCGCGCCCAAGACATCAATGGATTTACCCGATGGACTCCATACGACTCTGGCGACACTGGGGCGCAGCCAAGAAAGAACTACATTAAATCATGCGCTGTAGTTGGCAAAGAGCTTTACATGGTTGTTCAGAGAACTGCTAACGCTGCTGGTTACTATGACATTGAGCGTTGGGATTTTGCTTACTTGCTGGAGTCTGGCCTTAAAACAACTGTTACAGCTACTGGCTCCGATGTGTTTGTTCCTGTTGGTGCTAGGCTTGCTCTTTACACTGTTGGCGTTCTTGCAGATGGAAATGTATTGCCTGACAGGGATGTAACATTTAACTCATCAGAAAGTGAGTGGGGCATCACTATTACTGCCGCAGAGCTTACAGGGTTTACCACTAGAGACTTGGAGATTGGCCTTAACTTCCCTGTT